CTACCAAACGACGCAATACTAAGTCAACATCACACATATTCTGTCCACCCATAGCCCAGCCATTAAATGCTTTGTCGCCATAAATGTTTGGATCACAGAAATCTTTCATTTGTGCGTACCAGTCATCTGCTTGTGCGTGATTCTCACCTTGTAGTACATTTAAAAATTTACAATTGCCATTGCGATGTTTAATAAAGTATTCGTTGTTATACTTGGTTGCTTCAACTGCTTGTTGATATGATTCAATGCCTGTAGCAACACGGCCAGCAGGACTACGCTCTACCCATGCTGGGATATCAAGAACCATACCATAGTTCATTAAGCCATCCATCCAAGCTAATACTGCTTCACGTTTCTTCTGTGCCGCATTTAATTTGTTTTGATATTCTTTAACGTGATCAATTTTAACATACTTGGTATTGCCGTTTTTATCATGCTTTGGTGTGCCGTCTGGTTTTAATGCCGGAACGTGTTCAATACCTCGAGCAACACATTCTGCCATTTTAGCTTTAACTTCTGGTCCGTTAGGATCACGCCACTCACCTTCCCATACGCCTTTACCAATCTGGAATCCACCAGAGTCGCCTAAGATGAAGGTGTTAGCACGATCTCTATTACGGATCATGTCTTCGTTCCAGTCTTGTTTAGTAAGATCTAAGTTAGCGTGTCCTGCGGAATACAAACTCCACTTATATGTAAACAAGCCTTTTTGAGCGTTAAGCCAATTAAGCTGTTCCATATCTTGGATATTAGTAGGCATACGTGATTGCGGAACATATTGCCCGCCACGCTGTTTGCCTATGTAAGTGCCGTAAAAACCCGACAACGCTGGTAAGAATACAGCGTAGTCAGACTGTTTAACAGTTAAGTTATCTTGAGCCATTAATTACTTAGATTGTGCTGGGAGAATAAAGTTGTAAGTAGCAAGTCCAGAGTTAACAGTAATCATTGCCGCACCATCATCACTAATCTTCATTACTTTATCACCATACAAATCTAAAATACTAATAACAGTTTTAACTGGCCAAGACCAAGCACGTTTTAATGTACCTTTAACATTAGGTTGGAATATAAAGTTTCCGGCGTGTGTTGAATGGTCGCCAAAGTAAAACTTCAAGTCACCATCTTCTGTTTTAGCTTGGAAGTTATTTTCTTCTGCGTTAGCTTGTGCTTGCATTTTCAAACGCTGAATCGCCGCCGCAGTAGGTTCGAACTCGATACCCCAGTTGGCACCTTTGAACTTAACAGTTTTAATACGTTCGTTGGCTACTTCAGCAGCCATAAAGCGATAGTTATTTTTAAAGTCGCCGGCTTTGTTTACAAAGTTCAACTGATCTAGAGCTCCGTCTGCCCTACGATTAATTATTAACTGTGCATCTTCTTTATACTCTTGTAAGTTTAACAGAATTTTAAGTTTAGCTAAGTTTGGCATACCAAATGTGCCAATAAAGTCAGCTACTGGACCAGCAAACGAACCTTCTACTACAACTGAACGGTCTTCGGCTAATCCAGCAATGTTTGTTTCGGTATCAGTACCGGTAATTTTAACTTGTTCGATACAGCCCAAATCAAGTGTATGTGAAACAAGGTCAAGTAAGTGGTCACGCATTTTATTTCCTTTATGTAATAATGTTGTTAGTATAACAGATTTATTTAGATTTTACAACGGTTTTGAAACTATTTTCGCCAAAGTCTGGCCACCTTTGAGTGTTTCCAATTGACCTGGCTTTTTGAATTCTACCCAAGTAGTAGCACGATCATTATGCCATACAAATTCAATTTCATATCCTATAGTAGTTGCCAATTCATAGATAAGATATCCAGGAGTATAAGAGCAAAACATTTCTTCAACCATTATAACAGCACTAGAACGGTCGCAGTCGTTAAATGTCATAGCAAGTACACCGCCTGGTTTGAGCTTTTGAAAAATCTCAGTTAACCACTTTTTAATATATTCGATAGGTCTAAAATTAAAGTAATAGAACGCAAAACATAGTCCAAATTGGTTATCTGGGATCCTGTTTAAAATTTTATTATCGTGTGCCAAATCTTCGTTTACAGTATATGTACGCAATCTATTTTGATATTTTTCATTAAACCTGCCCAATGCTGGCAACAAATGTTCGTGACTTAAATCAATAAGATATAAGGGATCGCAAGCAACCATATCGTCAACAAAATCTTCTAATGCTGGGCGAATACACATAGCCGAATATTTCCAGTCTGTATATTTTCTTAATCTAGAACGAAATATTGTACGATCTATTCTAGGTTGTTTTCTAACTTCAAATGTATGGGCAAGGCCCTCGGTCATTTCAATTTGATAAATGTCGTAACTTTTTTCAAACCAAGTCTTTTCTGCTATTTCAATTTTTTGTTTAATTTCAGCTTTTAATAAATTTAATTCCCGCTCAAAAGTATCAAATGATTCTTGAATACTATGTTGTCGTTCTTCAAAAATAGCTTGATGTTCTGGTGCTTTTGAATTAATCAAAAAGATAATTTCATTTAGTTCTTGAGAAACTTTATCTCTCAATTCTCCTGTTGATTTAGCATCAATTTGATTTTTAAGTAATACTAGTTCGCTTAGTTTCATATCAAAACTCAAATAAGGTTTGGAATGTATTGTCTGTGTTAGTAGCACTTGCTAAGTCCCAATTTAATACACTTAATAAGTTGTCAATCTTTTGATCCACAATAGTTGCCTCCATTAAACTATCATCAAAAGGTAATTCAGTAAACCACTCGGGTAGCCGCTGTTCGTCTGTAGGATAGCCAATGCTAGTCCAGCCCATAGGATTTTGTTTTAACTTACACACAATAGTTTTCATACCATCTACTACTGCGATGGAATAGTTATCGCTATTCATACGACGCATATTATTCCAGTTTAATGCCGCACGAACGTGCCCGGGCATATTAGCCTTACCTTCACGCTCTTCAGCCGCACCATATTTGGTTAAATTGTTAACACGTTTAGGAGTTCCTTTTTCCCAAGCTGGACGCTGTTTGAACTCATATTTAAATTCTCTAATACGCTCAACAATAGTATCACGTGGAGTTCCAGTTAATACTTTTTCAAGAATTTCATATAAGAACTCTTGAATAACTTTAGGAGTATCACTACGCTTTAAGTCTAAACCCATGGCCTTAATCTTACCTGGTTTGCCATCTACATCAAGGCGTTTATTCTCTAAGTCATAAATTAATACAGCATAACGCTTTTTAGTAATAAACAAACTATTAGACGCAACAAGTTCACGTCCTGCCTTAATCAACTCGCCAGCTTCGCGTGGACAATGAAATGCTTGTTCCATAAATGCTGGGAATGAAGCATTGACTTGATCTGCTATGCTATCATATAACTGAATACAAGTTGCTTTATCCCAAGTCATGTTGCCGGCTGCCACTTCTTTCTTTAGTGCAGGCCACGCTGTGAAGTAGCATGAATCTGTATCACCATATACAATAGCATCGCCCAAGTGATCAAATTCACCTGTAATACATTCGTTAATATAGCCTGCCATGTGACGGGCAATGGATCGACCCGATAGCGTAGTTGACTGTCCAATCCGCTTGTCAAAGAAACGACAATGCGGATTCAAAATAGCACCATACAATGAATTCAAGTTAATTTTCTTAACCAACTGACGCTTGTCCCAGAATGCAATCTCTTTAGAATCTTTGGCATCTTTCTTTTTAGCCTGCATCTCTTGGCGTTCAGCATACCAACGCTCTAACAGTCCAGGAACAACGCCCTTCTTTTCATATGTAACAATAGTACCGTTGGCAGTTAACATCCAAGGTTGATTACTGTTAAAAACCATATCCCACACTTCTGCAGCTGAGTGAACTGACTGTTCGCCATCTTGCCAGTCGATGGTAATTTCTGTGCCACGCTGTTGTTCCATAACAGCAGTATACTCTAATGTAGCAAATACACCTTCCCATGCTCCGGCAAATGTTTTACCTTTGGCCACTAAGTCGTCAATATAACGGCCAGTCATAGTATGACGTAACTGTCCTACAACCGTTTCCATTCCCATGTTTAAAGCACGAATTGCAGAAGGATATAATGAGTTAATATCAACTGCTCCTACCCACTCATGCATCCCTTTTTTAGGATAGGCAACATAAGCACCTGCTGCTGCTGTTTCATCGTCCATAAGACGTTGTGCGCGATTGGGCACAACCATACCACGCTCGTGTGCTTCGTTAATAATAGCTTGTTCAGTAACAGCCACAGCACCCATTGTAGTTGGCAGTAATACAGTATTGGCGTGTGCAAGTTCGTTGGCTAAATCTAAAAAACGTAGTTTAACATCTAACTTGTTTAACAGTAATGTATCCTGTCTGTTATATTCGATAAACTTTTTAAAGTCTTTATTGTATAACTGATCCAAGGTGCCTTCGTATTGTGTTTTACTTTCTCCTAACTCATATTCAGAAATAGCATCCAAAGAATAACTATGACGTTCTTCGTAGGTGTATTTGCGATACAGTTGCATATAGTCCATATGGACACGGCCTACAATGTCAAATGTAGTGCTGGTTGCTCCATAGCGTTCAAACTCACGTTCTTTAGGAGCCTGGCCCCACAAACAAAATCTGCGTGTATCGTTTTTGCTTAGTACACGAGTAATGCGATTGATTGTATAGGGTATATCATAGCCCTCTGAGTTCCAACCGGATAACACATCGGCATCTTCAATTAAGTCAAGGAAGGTATTAAGCATATCTTCCTCTCGCTCAAACACAATACAGTTTTCAAAGTCTGCCGCTACTTCCTGTGCTGTAGCTAAACTCATATGCTTGGGAGGGACTACTAAGGTAACTAATTGATTCATCCACTGTAAGTAAACAGAAATAGCTGTAATAGCATTAAACGGATCTGTTGTAGGAGAAAAGCCTCGCTCCTTGTGGAAGTCTACTTCAATGTCAAAGAACGCTGTGTGTAATTCTGGAGCATCTTTGTTTTTGTAGTGTTCTTCTAAACAACGGAAGATAGGATTGATATCCGACTCGTATAGTTGTTTGCCTTTTTGTATAGCAACTTCCCTACGAAATTCTTTGGAGTTACGAGCAGAAAAACGGGCAACTGGTGTGCCGTAGATAGATGTAAATTTGCCGCGAGGATCGTTATAATAAAAAATATACTCAGCTGGATATTCTTTATATACTCGTTTACCTTCAACACGTTCTACAACGTGTATGCGATCATGTTCGCGGTCATATAGTGCGTCTACAAAACTCATTTACTCTTTCTGTGACTTATGGGTCACTGCCCTTGTTTCATGTTCTTAAGTGAACGACTCTTATTGCTAACTATAATATTTATAGCGTTTTGCCAACCTGTGTTAAAATTTGCTCAAGTAGTGCGTGGTCATCTTGTGTGCGGCCAAATTCAGATTTGTGTGCAATGCGAATTGCTTTTTTGAGAATGCCGGGTTTGATTTCTAATTCTTCAGCTACTGCTTTAACAGTATCATTTAAGCCGCCGGTTAGTGTTTCGATTTCAAGAGTGACCTGCATTCCTTCATTTATAATCTGTTCTAACTTTTTAGTCTGCTCTGCTGTGAATACACGATCTGACATATAATTCTCCTATTTAAAAGTTTATTATACAGGATATTTTTGGACAATACTAGTATTATGGCTAAATATTGATGTAGTTCGCGGAATTGGAGTTCCCAACTACTCTAACAGTTTATAAGGAACTATCAGCATGACTATTTACTATCTTTACCTAAAGACCCACAATAAAACAGGATTAAGATATTTAGGACAAACAGTAAGGAACCCTATTACATATAAAGGCTCGGGCATAGGTTGGTCCGAGCAGTTAACCTTGTTTGGCAAATCAATTCGAACCGAAATTTTAATATCAACAGAAGACAAACAAGTTCTCGAATATTGGAGTAGATTTTATAGTAAAATTTGGAATGTAGTAGATGCCCAAGATGATTTTGGTAATAAAATATATGCTAATCGAATACCGGAAACAGGAGCGAGTGGGGGTGGTCATAATGCCGGTAAAAACAATATCGATATCTACGGTCAAGAACGAGCTGCCAAGATAGCTAAAGCAAGTAGCGATGCTCAAAGGGGTAAAAAGCGTGGCAGATGGTTTAATAACGGATATATTAGTTTAATAGCCGTAAATTGCCCATTAGGATTTGTCAAAGGTCGTCTTCAACAAAAAGGAACACGTACACGACAAACTATAAAATTTAAAAAATGTTGCTATTGTAACGTCAGTATAGATTCGTCGAATTTAGTAAGTCACGAAAAGAGATGTTTTGGTAATCCAAATAGAATACCATATGCTGATCCTACTAAAGAGCGTAGAGGATTAAGTGCCACTTTAGGGATTTCCGGTAGCGAATCGGTTATTCCAAGGCAGGGGCCGCCTACACCAAACGTAACTAAGTTACGGTCCTAGGGTGATTACTTAAACGGGTGCGTAAGGATTTAGTTTATAATCCTCGTCACCTTGTTGTTCTGGAGTAATTGGATATTGGTTTTCATTCATTGCTGTATTTCCCAATTATAATCGACATTGACTACATTTTTCTTTTGTTTAGCATAATACTCATATGGATCAAATTCATCGGAAGTTACTTTAATACGTTTACTGCTACCGTCATCAAAATATACAGTCCAAATATAGTATTCACCTTTTTTAAGACTTTCGTCCATAGCACCGTAATATGTTTCATGTGGAGCAACAGGACCACAGTCTTCTACTAATGCGTTGTATGTATTGCGAGCAGATTCGTATACAGCCGGCTTGTTAAGATTATAACCATTGCGAACCGCCCAAGTTAAAAAGTTATCGCCTTCGTCTAAATCAAGAGGTTGACCTTTGTGTTTGGCATGACGGCCTGCTGCCGCGGCTTTTTTCAATTGATTCGCGTGTTTACCAGCACCTGATTGAATAGCATTTTTTGCTACAAAGTTACGTTTACGCAATGGTTGTGATAACGGCGATGATCGAACAGTCATATTGCCGTCGATACCTTCTTCCATTTCTTCTTCTTCGCAACCGCCAAAACTTTTATTACCATATTCTGTAGGAGCAGGATCTGTTCCTTTTAAATAGCCGCTAAACTTAGGTCCAGTTGACTTATGTGATGCCCAGTTCATACTTGCTTCTTCTGTATGATCTTTTTTATTCTTATTGTCTAAGTAACCACGCTTGTTTAATGTAGCCCATCCGATAGCTTCTGCATCTTTTTTACTGTGGCCTAAATCTTTTTCACTACTTGCAATATGCTGTTGCATACGGTCAACTTTAGCACCTTCTGTCTTAGGCTTTTGATGATGCTTTTTCATATTGATAGCAATAGCGGCTTGTTGTGCCGGAGATCCAGCTTCCTCTACATTTATTTTGTAATAGCTATCACGCTCTGCTTTGGCCTTGACAAACTCGTGGCGTAATGCTTCTTTAAATTTTGAATCAGTAGTTGCTTTGGCACGAGCAGTTAAGTCGTCCATTTTAGCGTTTAAATCTTCAATACGACGTGCTTCGAGGTCGTCGATAGCACCTTCGAAAATATCAAATAAATTCATTGTTAAGCCTCGTCGATGTAGTCAGCGGATTCTTCAGCTGCTAATTGTGCCTTACGTCTTGCTGTAAACATTTCTAATGCTATCTCAGCTTCTTCTAAACTCTTAAAGCGTGTTGGCAATTCTTTACCAGCACGTTTAATACAAAATCCATCTCGTTCGTCGCCGTGAATTTCAACTAACACACTACCGCCGCCTGATGTCCATTCAACGTTAGTTGTTCTAACTGGAGCAGACTCTGCGTATGTAGGATCTGTCATTCCCGCAGGAGCTTCGCCTTGGGATGGAGTTTGATTTGGATCTTCTTCTACTTCTTCGTAGTCGTCTTCCCAATCTTCTACATCTTCCTGGTCATCGTGATATTCAACATCTGAAGCGTGCATACTAACTATGTCACCATTAATATCTACAATAATAAAATCACTGCCGCGGCCAAAATCAACGATAGTGCCAAACTCACCTTCATAGTGATTAGGGCCAGTTACACAGATACGATCACCAACTTCAAGTTTCTGATGATCTTCTAATGTCATTGGAATAGCTTCCTCAACTTTGTGTTGATTAACTTGTAGTTCTAAATCTTTTAATTCTTTTTTCTTTAAATCTAAATCTTGTTTTTTCTTAGCAATTAAATCGCTATCTTGTTTAATATTTTCTTCTGCAGACTTTAAATAATCAGCTAAACTTGCTTTAACTCGACCTAATACATCTTCTTCCATTTTATCTTCAGCAAACTCAACACCGCCGACCATAGGAATAGCAGATTCTTCTTTCTTTTTTAAGTTATTAAAGAGTGCTGGCTTCTTTTGTTTTGCTTCAGGCAAAGGTTCGTTATTTGACGGGTCGATGCGACCTTCAAGAATAGCTAACTTTTCAACGATGCTTCTAAAATCATAGTTCATATTATGCTCTAGCTTCTTTCAAAAAACTTTGTAGCATCCAGATATACTTGTTAGTAGCAGTTAATCTTTCAGCGATAAAATTAGCAATGTCTTGTTTGTTCTCTGCTGTAGCAGCCGCAAAACATTCATTAAGAAGGGTGACCATAATATAAGAATCAGATAACAATTCTTCAAGCATGAGCTGTGCACGTGGCACTTTAGTTTGGTCTTGGATACGAGATAATTCATGGAATCTGGTAAGACTGGCGGGTGTGTATTCATCTAAGGTGCGGATAAATTCTCCTATTGGATCGACAGCAGAATATGCGTCCTCATATACTTTTTGTAGGAATTTATGATATTGATAAAAGTCTTTTCCTTCTACATTAAAATGGAAGAAGTGTGCTTTTAAGTAGTAAGCAAAATCACTAGCAAGTAAAATTTTTAATAAGTCAGCTAACATTATTTCTTCCGTTTAAATTTTTTCATCCAATCTGGCGTATTTGGCGTCAGATTTGCGTCGGTAGTATATTTACCTGAAAACATACTATCTTGCGGTATTCTTCGTTGTATTGCTCCTAGCGGCGCTGCTACCGTTGCAATGCTTCCTGTGCCCGTTGAGCCAGCGGATGCGTTTTCTTTTAATCCTACAATTTCATATAATTTCATGCTGTAATCCTAAAGTGTAGATTATCGATAATTTCAACAGGGCCGTAATCTGTGGATAAACTGCCCACTTTAAATTGTGCTAAATGCGGCTCAACTAACTCATAGCGCAAAGTATAGTCTCCTGGAGGACCTTCTACTTGTATAATTTCTTGTAGTGCGTTATCAGGCCATATCCAAGTACGCTCAGAAAACAATTCGTCGTTGACATACAAACGATAGATAGGACTTAATCCTTCCCAATCACAGTCAATGTCACTTAATACTCGTACGAATGTTTTATTCATACTGTATTTAGCGTATTATATTTTTAGTATTATTTGCCAGTCCATTTGGCAATCATAGTTGCGCCAGCTGAATTATATATTCCATTACCGCGCTGAGCACTTTTCATTGATTTTGAACCTTGTCCTACAGGGAATGTATATGTATGATATTCGGGGCCCGACCATAATACTTGGTTATCTGGCCCAGGTTTATAATCTTTTTTAGGAGCAGTTTTCATGCCCATAACTTCTACACCAGGTATTTGACTTAGTTTAAGCCACTGTCTAGCGCCGTGTTGAGTTTGTGTTTCGCCTGCTACTAAAGTTAATTTTAAAATACTTAGGGCTATTCCATACAAAGACATACCTAGTCCTCGCCCTTGATATTCGGGAGTAGCAACAACAGTTTCAACTCGCCAAAGTTGAATAGGAGCTCCTAATTCTTCTAAATCTAATTCAGCAATAATTTTGCCTTGATCATACAAAGTAATTTCTATACGATAATTACCCTTGCGATCAACATGATATTTGTATCCGCTGCCACCAGGTAACGGTTTAGAACCTTTGGGCTCTTGCTGTGGTGCTATGGTATCGGCATCGCCCCACCCATCTAATTGGCTTTTTGGTATGCGGGCTATTTCAAAGAATCTCATTTTTTACGGCCTCGACGCATATTTAACTGCCAGCGAGCCAACTGTCCTTTGCGTCCTTTTGAGTGGCTTGCTTTTTCTAACTCAGCCATACTAGCACCCTTTGATATTCCATGACGTTGACTATCTCCTGGACGACCTGGACCCTTGCCATCGGCAAAGTTTTCATCAATATCTTTTTTTAAAAATGTGTTAGCAAATTTACCGCATAGTTTTTTGATCTTACTATTTTCTGTAATAATAGTAACAAATTTGTCTTGTGTATTTTCTTGTGTAGGATCGTTGTATCCGCAATAAGCAATTTTAACTTGTTTGTCGTTTAGTAAATCTGCGCAGGATTCTTCATAGCGACTATCCATTCTGTCTGAACACGGACTTAGCGTAGTAACTACAATACTACCCCTAGGAAGTTCGCCGTATTCTTTTTCGTACTTGTCTATAGCAGCACGTTCTGCGTGTATGCGATAGTTACCGTATACGTAGTTTAATCCTGTGACTAATCTACCTTTAGGGTCAATAACAGCGGCTGATACCGAACCATAAAAGTCTGGATTATCTTGTTTACCTTCTAAAATAATTTCGCATAGCTCGACCAGCACCGCATCTAATTGTTCGTTGCTATACTTTGTTTTAGGAACAGTAAAATCATTTAATATCATTCACAGTTCCAACGACGACGTGCTTTACATATGGCCTTGTCTGGAGTTTTAGCACAGCTAATACTGTGCATTTTCATTTGTCCTCGACTGCGTGAGCAATAGCTCTTGCGACGCTTTGATGCCTTACTGCCCTTCTTTAACTTGCTGGGCTTGGTAGTTACAGCAGTTTTTAATTTTGATCCAGGATGTTCACGGCGATAAGAATTTACAGCCTTTTGACTCATGCCGTCAGTTTTGTCTTTCTTATTGGCCTTTTGCCAATCTTCCATAACTGGAGTTGTAGTAGCAAATACATACAATTCGTCGTCAGACAAAGATTCTAAATCTTCCCAAATTACTTCTGCGTCCACTTGATTGTGTAGAGCAAGATTATCGATGATTGATTCAATAAGATCAAACTCTTCTTCTAGCTCTGTACTTTCGTTAGGTACGCAGTTGTTTACACGAACCCCGCCTTTAATCTTAGTACCTTCTTTGTGCTTGCCTTTCCAACACTTAGCATCCAAGCGTTGCTTAACTGCTTCTGTTAAAATTTCATCAATTCGCATTTTTAAACTCCAAATATTCATTCATCATACGTTGTACAACACCATCGGCACGTAACTCTTGTGGGTGCCCTTGGCTGTCTGTGTTTAACAATAACTTGTTAGCGTTCTTACCAATAGCACCCGGTTTAATATCTACAGTAATTGCCATTTCAAAGCGTGGGTCGTTAGCTTCTGCGGCAGTTGGAATATATCCTGTAGCTTCACTAATTTCACGATTTGTACCTAATGTAAATGCTGGTTGATTTAATCTTAATTTATCAGTTTTAGTATGTGCTGTGCTATGATAAGTTAAATCAAATATGCGATTACCATCGCTGTCTGTTGTTTCATTGCCGATAGCGTATCTACCGTTGGCTATCCATTGTCCAGCTCTTAAACTTTTAGCAGATAATGGAATACCCGGCAATGGGGTAGAGCGTCCTTCATCGTCGACTCTGTTTCGTAATGAGCTTTTTTTAAAATCGCCAGCAGCCAATAATTCTGGATCAGACGCAATGTCTGTACCGGCAATAACTAATTTAGGTCCGCCATTAATATTTTCAAGTTTAGCATAAAATGTTTGACGGGGATCAGCTAATAAATCTGTGGCAAATTTAACATTAAAATCAATTGTACTTGACCCAGTAACTTTCTTTTGAGCGTTTAACACAAAATCAATTTTATCACGAGCAGCTTGAATTGCCTCTTCTTGACTAGTGCCTTTGCCTACGAATTCTCTACGATCTATTTCGGTATGTGCTGTATACATTCCAGTATTACCAAATGGTTTTTTCCGTACATATATTTTATAATTTTTATAAGGTTCTGCTTCTTGGAAATTTTTATCTGATCCCATAGAAATATATTCAGATAATAATCCTTCTTTTAAATCTGCCCCCGTAAATAATTCTGGATGTTGATGTCCGTACTCACGCATTAGTATACCAGCTCGAGCGTTAGCTTCATTCTCATATTCACTACCAGTTTCGCCAGCATGACTAGGAACATCTTCACGCTCGTGTTGACGTTGATGTGTAAGTTCGTGTGCTATTGTACGCAACACATCCATTAAATGTCTACCAGCTAACGATACTTCAAGTTCATTTGTTTCGCCATTGTAACGACCAAATGTTTTATTGCGTTCGGACCAAGCTGGGTCTCTTTTTAGTCTAAGCCTAACAGGCGATTCTAATCTTAAATTAGTAATACAGAATTGAGCAAAGTCATTTACTACATCGCTGTCGGATTTATTATCTTCGTTGGTAAACTCACACGTACTTGGGTTAGTGCCGTCTGGAGTTAGCCCAACTTCATCCAATTGTTCTTCGTTAGTAAACTCACACGTACTTGGGTTAGTGCCATCTGGAGTCAATCCAACTTCGTCTAAATAGTCCTGACCGTAACCATAATTAACTGGAGGGCGAATACGCTCTTTCAAACTTAACTCTAAACTTTTGGCTGCCTTACGAGCATTTTGTAGTTTCTTCAAATTGCCTTTGTTGCGTAATAATTTGAACGCTAAGTTTTCGGCACCAAACTCACCGTGAGAGGCTAGACCTGCCCCACGGATATCTCTGATCTTTTCCATAACAGCATTCATTTGCTCAACGGATTTAGATTTAATAGCTTCTCTAATACGCTTACTTAAATCTTTGTATTTGCTGCGAACACTCATGTCATCAATATCAGCATGACGACGTCGAGGAATTTCTATCCAAGCATTATTTAAAATACTATAAACACCTTGGCTGTGATGTGCTTGGTTAGCATCCTGTACATATAGTTCAACAGGAATGCCTTTGATGGTAATTTTGTGTTCTGTGTTGTAGATAAATTTCTTAGCATCAAACAATTCGCGGAAGATGTCTTTGTGTTCTTCATCGCCCAAATCTACAATTAAATGTAAATCTATGTCAGAATGTGGAGTATATGAAAAAGCGGCATTACTACCCGATATTGTTATGTCTTTTAAATTTAAATTATCAACGCCAATATAATCGCCAAAATCCGCGGCAATAGCCAATAACTGTTCCTTAATTTCAGGATGTAAGTTTTCTCTATTATCCCACAACAAAGGGTTAAGTTTATCGTGAAACTTTACAGCATCGGATAAATTGAAAGATTCTAGTTGCTCAATGTTCATTACTATATTTAGCGGAAAACAAAAAGCCGCTTAGATTGCTCTAGCGGCTTATTGCCCGTTTATAAACTACTCAGTTTATTTTTTCTTCTTTTTACTACTTGCTACTACTTTAGGAGCTGTAACAGCAGGAACATCTACAGGAGCTGCCATTGCTGGAGGAGCAGTAGTGCCAGCGCCAGCGGCTAGAGCTACTTGTTGAGCCGCTTGTTGATTGTTCATAGCTAATGCATGTAAGTCTTTGTATAGTTGATCTTGTGTAGCAAAGTCAAATACGTATGTGCCTGTGTGGCGTAAAAGTACTCGTTTGTCTACCCAAACTTTGCCGCCAATATCACGCCAGTTTTCGCAGAATGTCCAATCCTCTGAATAGTAACGGTTCTCACGAACTGCTGTGTCAAAGTATGTTTTCATGTATACATTTAACTCTGGTGGCAAGCCAATGTCAGAATTAAAAGGTTTAACTGCTGGATGGGCATTTAACTTCTCAAATACACCACGCTTCATTAACAGGAATCCTGTTCCTGTTTTAGTAACTTCTTGTAGGCCATCTGGTCCTTCTTCTGCGCCTTCGAATCCGTTTACGCACCATTTAACTGGTAAGGATTTCATAGGATATAGTCCGCCGATAACATCAACATCGCGATTAAGCAATACTAATAAGTGCCATGGCTCCCAACCAATATCAGCATCAATAAACATTAAATGTGTGGAATCTGGGTTAGAAAGGAATTTAGCTGTAAGTGTATTACGAGCACGGGAAATAAGTGACTCATTAGTCATAGTTTCCATAGTCCAATCAATGCCCATTTGACGTGCTGTATTGGCCCATTTAATATAGGACATGAAAGTTGATTCAGTTAACATTCCGCCATAACACGGCATACAAATGTGAACCCGTGTAGTTTTTAAATAATCAATATTAACTTGTACTTGGCCTTGTTGCGGAGCAGCTGGAGCAGCTGGAGCCTCTGTAGTTGGTGTCGCTTGAGCTGCTACTGCTGTTTGTTGTTCTGACATAATTTCCTCTTGTTTAAATATGTGCTAATATTTACTAGTTACGCAATCACCGGCAAAATTTCTTGACAGGTGCTGTGTAATTTAGTGAACTGATTTTTACTAGTTGTCTTGCGACAGAATCTACAAGACAGTTTAATTTTAGAAGCATGATTACCTGACGCTAATAAGTTATTGACTGGATTGTTAAGTTGGAAATGATGTTTGCCAGCTTTAGCTAATATAGTAGATGGGTTATTTTCTGTGGTTAAATTATGAGTACCGTCTGCTAATCTTTTAAGATTACGTTGTCGAGCCGCCTCTTTATCGGCAAAAGGATGTAACCCGCGTTCTATTAAACTTTTATTATGGGCAGAACCTTGCCACGGATGGGTACCAGCAGCAACTTGTTCGAGTCTAGCTTTGCGAGATAATTCAGCGGTTTCTTCGGGACTCAATCCCATCCTATAAGACATAATAGCACAAGCGGCATAATCGCCCTGAGCTTTATGGATAGCATAGTGTTCTTCTATTGTAACTAGTTTGAGATTGGTAATATCGCAGTTATTGTGATTACCATCGATGTGATGTACTTCTAATGCCCGGCCATTAATATCCTTACCAATTGGACCATGATGTTGTTCATAAATTGTTCTATAGTTTCTTGCCATGATAATACTTAGTGTCATAGCATGGCACGGTGAAATTTTTAGTAATGTTTAGATTTGTCTCGTTCGGAGATATAGTTTGGGATTAAATCTTCTTCAAAAGAGCGGTAGCAATAAGCGGCTTTGCGCTCGGCTATCATAGTCGATTCCAGCAATTTTGTTAGTTTTTTCCTGCGTTCTGTGCTTTCGCGTTGTATTGGGGCAGGAGTGTCCATTACATTACTATCCATGGGAGGTTCTTGCAATATAACATCTTTAGTTTTTTGTGCCACCCCTAATTTTTTGTCAAATAAGTCTTGTAGTGCAGAATCATCTACTCCATATAAATCGTGTATAATTTGTTTGTGATCGGCATCATTTCCAGCCACATACATATTGCGTATTGCCGTAGCTGAACTAGCATCTGCCCCACGAACTTTAAATGTAGTAGTTGGGGTAACCATGACATACGCATGGCGGGTCAAAGGTTGTAGTTTCTTGCCTTCTTTTGGATACGGTTGCATATAACTTGGCTCACCGTTTTTCTTGATACCAAATTTAAAACGTGGAGTTTCTCCCATGTCTTTTTCAGATACAGCAAATACAAGTGCTGTATGTTCTGGGTCAGGTATATCTTTTGTAATTTCTTCTGCTTGATAAGGATTGCGTACTTGTATGATATGACTACTAGGAATATCTAACTTACTAAGCATTTGAACTTTATCAGCAAAACTAAACGGATTAGTTACAGGTGCTGTGACATTGGACGTAGCAACATATACATTTTCAGCGCCAAATTTATTAGCTAGATAATCGTAAGAGGATTTGTGTCCTTTATGACCGGGCTGAAATCGACCTGGATAAATGACAATGGTACGCATTTTAATAAACTACACTTGCTGAATTAATTGTGCCGCCGGTAAACGCAGTTACATTAGCACGGACCCACGCAAAATTACCAACTATGTTAATAGCTTCTGTATTAGTGGTAGGAACACTAGCATTACCGTAAGTTCCAATTTCAAACCACATAGCCTGTTCGTGCCAATCGTTTAAACTAGCTTCTAATGTAATAACGCCAATAAAGTTAGTAGTTTGAATTATAACAGTTTGTGCAGCACCTTGTCCGTTGTAGAAATTAGCAGCTGGAACAGAATTGCCAATAAATTCTGGGCTAGTACCGTTGTAGTTACCTGATGGGGAACCGTATAATGTAGTTGGCAATAACAGTTCGTTTGTGAAAGTTGTCATAGTACATTATTTATGCCGAAATAATGTTGACAGTTTTTCGTATTAATCCAGGTTTTACTAGCTCTAACATTAACAACCAGCTTTCGCTGTCATAATCTATAAAAAAATAATCTTGAGTTCTGTGATAAGGGGCCAGCAACCATTTAACTAATGCTGGGCTGATTCGCATATAATCTTGTTGATTACTAAAGAAGTTAATAATATTTTCTTTTTCTTTGGGACTTAATTTAACGCTTTTGAGATAACTTCTATATGGATATTTGGGGTAAGCTAACTTAATAGTATCTTTAGGGCGATTTATTACTGCTTCTGAATAGCCTATATCCTGTATATTGGTTAACTTAACTATTCTTTTAAACAGCGTAATATTATTAGTATAAACATAAGCGTGGTTAACTGAAGTAACAAATTTATGGTCTATTGATGTTTTAATTAAAATGTCTGCCAGCTCATGTAAATCTTCAACTGTGTCGTCGGTAATCTCTTTCCAGCGGCGGCCAACAATAGTTTGCCGTGATTTAGCATTTATTCCGCCGCCTATTCGTTGATGTGCCACTTCGCGCCAAAGTTTACGCCTATCGATAATGACGTTTATGTATGTGTGATCAAGTGTTTTCAAGGCACTTACTTCTGCCAAGTAGAAAGACATACAGTATCGATAATTGTCGTAAAAGAGTCGATCTTTTACAACAGGTTTAAACTTGAGGGGCGGCATTACCAAGCACAATAATTCCGTTGCTATCTACTGTAGGTAGTGGCTCAGTAGGTATGATTGTAAAATCAATTTTGTCGTCAATCATAATAGCATTTATATTACAATCAGCTAATCGCTCAAACAAGATTTTCTTACTTAATGGTACACGAATAAGTTCGTCAATCTTACGGCCAAGCGGGCGAGCACCCATTTTATTATCATATCCTTTATCAGCTAACATATCAATAACCGACTCCGCTAAGTTAAGTCTAATATTTTTATTATTTAAACTTGATTGTAGCTGATCAATAAACTTGAGTACAACTTTTTTAATAGCAAGTGTGTCAAGTTTCTTAAAGCGGCAAATTTGATCAATACGATTGCGTAGTTCAGGCTTGAAGAAGTCTTTCATTGCTTTTTCTTCTGAACCTGTTTTTTCTAAATCTTGTCCAAAGCCAATATTATTGTTCTCGTTATCACGAGCGCCCAAGTTTGATGTCATAATAATAATACAGTTTTTAAGATTTACTGTTTTGCCGTTGGCTGAAGTAATACGGGCTTCATCTAACATTTGTAACATAATGTTAACAACATCTGGGTGAGCTTTTTCAATCTCGTCAAATAACAAGATAGAGTATGGGTTCTTGGATACGTCGGAGATAAGTTTGCCGCCGCCAATGTTGCCATCTTCAAAACCTACATATCCTGGAGGAGCACCAATCAAACTACTGACTGTATGTTTTTCTTGGTATTCGGACATATCATACTTTAACAAATTCATATCCAAGTTCTTTGCTAACAATTTAGCAAGTTCAGTTTTACCTGTACCTGTTGGTCCAAGGAACAAGAACGATGCGATAGGCCGGGAATCATTACCAATGCCCGAGAAGTTAATATATACCCGCTCAAGTACGCTGTCTACAGCATCATCTTGTCCGTATAGTTTTTCTTTAATATTACTTTCAAGCTCTATAATATTAGCAGAGTTTTCGTTTTGTAGTCTGTCCATAGGAACATCGGTAACACGACTAATTTGTGCCATAATTAAATCTTTAGTAATAGTAACTGTGCCTTGGTCTTTTACTCGTTCTTTAGCACAAGCACCATCAATAAGGTCAATGCTCTTATCTGGATTTTTACGGTCGTGTATATAACGTCCAGACAACTCTACAGCCGCTTGGATAGCTTCTGTTTCAATTAATACATTGTGGAACTGTTCAAGACGTGGGCTCAATCCAATAAGGATTTGTTCTGTAACTTCTGGGGTTGGCTCATCAATAGCCACACGATGGAAGCGACGCATTAACGCACGATCCTTTTCAAAAGACTCGTAGTATTCTTCCCAGGTGGTACTTGCTACAATCTTTAACTTGCCTTTAGTAATAGCAGGCTTTAACATATTAGCAAAGTCCAATGTACTTTGTGTACTTGCTCCAGCACCCTTCATAGTGTGTGCTTCGTCAATAAACAAAATACAATTCTTCTTAGCTTCTAATGCTCCAATAACTTGTTTAAATTTCTCTTCAAACTCGCCGCGATATTTACTACCAGCAAGTAACGATCCAATTTCAAGACCCCATACTTCGTGAGCAATGAGGAACTTAGGAACACGGTTGTGTACAATCTCTTGAGCAAGTCCTTCGGCAATAGCAGTTTTACC